TCAAAATCTTCATCTGTGCATACAAAAGTAACATTAGAACCTGTTTTTAAATATTTTGTCAATTCTAGTATTGATCGTGCTACAGGCCAAATTATCTGATAACCATTGTTTTCAAATTGTTTACATATTCCTTGACAAAAAAATATATCACCAATTCCTGCTTCTTGTTGTATTAAACATGTTTTTTTCATTTTAAACCTGTTGAGTTAATGTTTCCTTTTGTGACCAGAGGTAATGATACATAATCTCTTCAAAATTATATTCACTTCTAATCAATCCAGATGCTAATAATTTATCGCAATAGTCAGAATCCTCACCAAAGTTCTTTTCTGGATAACCAATTTGTTTTGCAATATGCGTTTTAACCGGATTTAAATGATTAAGTGGTCTATATTGTCTGCCATTATTTTTAAAATGACCATTATTTTTATTTGCATGATTAAACAACATTGCTGCATTATTATCAACATAATACATTCCCCAGAATCCAATACCATCATACATTCCACTATTTAATTTTCTTACTATTTTTGGAATATAAGTTAAAGACACTACATCATCGTCGTCAATAAAAGAAACATATTCACCTTTTGCTTTATTTAAACATTCGTTTCTTTTTTGACCTACTGTTTTTGTTCTATTGTCTTTATTTACTATTATTTCTATTCTATGCTTATAACTGACAGGAATAGTTGAATTTAGAATTTGCGTAAGACGATTCAATTTATCTTCTCTTCCATCTACAGTTAATATGCAAATAGACCAAAGAATGTCTTCCTTTTCCATGTGGAATTTGTGTTCCGTCTTTACGATATTTTCTATTCTACTAAAGAATGATTTTCCAAACTCTTGCGCCAATTTGTAATTCTTTTCAATGTATGGTTTCATTGATTCATAAGTAGTTTCATCAATTTTATTGATTTTTTCTATAAAATCATCAAAATTTTCAACAACAATCATTCCACGAATATCAAAAAACTCATCGATATCGGGGGCGCCCCAATAGATAGGAACAGTTTTTGTTAATAAGCAATCAATTATTTTTTCTGTAAAATAAGAAGTTTCTTTTGTATTTTCTACTGCGATAGAAAATTGATGATCAAAAAGGTATAATTTATCATCGTCCTTTATGTGTCCATCATGTAGTGTTGGTGGATCGGAAAACGGGATAGGTTCCTGTGTGTGTGGATCCAAAAATTTCCATGTAGTTGGATGTCTATTGCTGGAATAAAATTTATTTGGAATTTTTACTTTGTCTTTATTATTCCAAATTTTTTTCCGTAATTCGTATCCTACTTTTTGTTGTAAGCATGTTGTCAAAAAAGTTACACCAAATTTTTTTTCTTTGATTTTATCCAAAATAGATGCATCAAAAGAACCCAAAGAATCTAAATGTGAATTTGATTTTTTATTTAACCATGTTCCTCCATATGGAAAAAATATAGCATTATCTACATTTTCTATAATATCAGGATGTGATGCTAAAATTAAATCATATTGATGAGCATTATCAATAATAACATCATTTAATTCTCTGGATTTAGAAGATGCAGGTTCATTGGAACAAATAAAAACTTTATATGCGTCTTTATTTTGAAAATCAATTGTATCTTGTCGTTTATCTTCTTTTCTTTCTCGAATACGTGGCGGAGTTCCGGGCGCATGCGTTAGGCCAAATCGAGTAATATGAATCTCACAAGGAAAATCTAAATTAATTTCGTCACAAAAATAATCACCATTTTGTACAATTGCTTTCATAATTTATATCCTATTTAAATTTAATTTAATTTCGCTCTCACTCATACCAACATTAGCAAATTCTTTAAGATTTTCTTCTTTAGACTTATGATCTGCTATACCCATAGTTATGTATGGTTCCATTCCCTCTGGACATTTACCAGGCCAAACACAATAATTCATCGGCAAACAACCAATCTTCAATTGATTTGCAACAAACGGTAAGACCTTAAATAATAATATCTCATGATCAAAAAGTTTTTGATTACTGACAACTGCTTCTTCACATTTGTTAATCCATAATTTCAAAAAATCAATTACCTTTTGATTATAATTGCAGAATATGGGAGATGCTTTTGGATTTAATACTTGTATCTGGGAGGGATCTGTTACAAAATAAGCAAAACCTAAATCTGCTTCATGTTCTAATATTTTATCAAAACCAGTAAGATCTCTATGAATTTGACTATCGATATCAATCCAGACTATTGGTTTTTTCTTTTCTTCCAACATACTTAGAATGTATTTGGGTTTACGAAGACAATTTAATCTATAATCATTTTCGGTTCTTACTTTTCTAAAATCATGTGGAAGATTTAATCTAAAGCATTCTTCTTTTATTCTAAATGCATGATCGCTGTAATATGTGTAATCACCAACATCACAATAAAAGGAAATTAATTCTGTTTTCATATTAGTTTAAAAAGAATATCATCGGCCAATTCCATATTCTTTACCCTTTCTAGATTATCAATTATTGCCGGAAGTTTACTCTTATAGAGTTCAGGTGTCAAGGAAGAAAAATCAAAATCTTTAGTAAGTTCAATTATTCCTTCCTTATTGAAATAATTACCAATATCAGGAGCACCCCAATAAATAGGAATAGTTCCTGTAGCAAAACAATCCGTTATTTTTTCAGTAAAATATGTTTCATAACTATCGTTTTCTATAGTCACCGAAAACATATAATCATTCATTGCTTCAGATTTATCAGGCCAAACGCCCGCGCCGAACCGCTTGGAACCATTTGCACCGCCGTAGACATCAATTTTGTCTGAATGCTTCGATGCAATAGCATGTCTAAGTTTGTGTCCAAATGTTATTATCTTAGGAGAAGCAATCATAGATGTCATTTTGCTCTTTGCGTGAATTTTATGTTCCTTTACCCAAGGAGCATTACTTCCTGCAAATGCAAATTTTATGTTTGGTGAATACTTGCACCATCTACGGTCTGATACAAAAATTGTATCATATGAGTTTATTAACCTCTCAATATTCTTCTCCCAAATATCTTCAGGAAACATCCATGCATGAAAAATAGCACGGGATTCGCATACCCATGCTATCTTCTTCTCATTTGGTTTTTTATTATAGGCAACTCCAGACGCAATTGCTTTGTCTATGAAGACTTTAATATCACAATCGTCTGTAGTCCATTCAAATGTTTTTGGTTTTAGATTTGAACAGGAAGAATATTCAATCGGAAACGGAGCACCAATAGCTTGTATTTTTTTCATAATATAAAAATCCTTAAATTCACTTTCCTATATGGTATTTAGGTACAAGTTCCCAGTCGTTTTTGTCTTTGAATGCTAAAATTTTAATTCTGGCTAAACTTAATTTGTCCTTATACTTTTCGGGATCGATTGGTTGTATCAATCCCCAATCAGTTAACAATTGAACTATAGTGTTTCTTCTTTGTATGTCTTCAAGAGTTATATCGCTCTCAAGACCATCCATAATAAACATTTCTTTGAAATGCATTATGGCATATCTACCTCGTTTATGTAAAATATGACAAGATTGGTATAGTTTCTTTTCCTTTTTGGAAGAAACCCCCAACCTTGTCAATGTCTCTTTAACTTTTAAAAAGTCTTCTTTATTTTTTAAATTGATTTCTACGCCCAAACTCAAAAAAATATCATCAGTCATAATTATTACCCCATTGTGTGATAATATTTATGATTTTCCCTTTTTTGCGCCGCCTTTATTGAGGGATTGTTTAATGTGATCAATTTGTTCGGGTGGTAGCAACCTAAGAACATCTTTAGCCTTTTGAGTAGAATAACCATAATACTCTTTGATGCAGTCTATGGTATTATCTTCTTCGGGTTTATGCCACTTACTAAAACGGTTCTTTTTTGCAACTTTGATACGCAAATAATCGTACTGTAATCTCTTGTCCAAATAAGGCATTTGATTCATTTGATTTACATAAAAAATAGTATCAATGAAATAAGATAGGCATCTATTGGTAATATACGGGAGATATTCCTTTTCGCATTGAATATCCTCCATAAGATTTTTCTTATTTTGGTTGATAGAATTTAGAAAATCTTTTAGTTCCATTATTTAAACTCACAACGCATCATCAATTCGACCAAACACGCTACAGTATTGATCTCTTGATCTGCAACGAACCCAGACTTGTATTGGTACTCTGCAAGCACTAGAACCGCTTCAGGAACGCTAGAAGGAACTAGAGTGTCGTATAGACAATCGTAGATCTTCCTGAACAGTTCTGTCTGTGAGTTGTCCAAGTTGTTAACTACCCACTTTCGAACACCTGAGAAGTCTTTAATCTTCATTGAAGATACAAGGGTCTTTATTTCTATGTCTTTGAGGTTTGCTAGAATTCCGGCATCAATAATACCTGATGCCGAATATCTCTGCAATTCATTAATAATACGCCTAAAGTCAGGAAAATGCTTGATGATTAATTGAGATAATGCCTTTTTGTCATATTTGACCTTCTCATTATCTAAAATATATTCACAACGACCAAGCAGTTGCTTTGCAATCTCCGGTTTGTCTGTTGAGCTAATTGCAAAGTCAATACAAGTACATCTGGAATGAATTGGTTGGATAATTCGATTCTTATAATTACAGGTAATAATGAAACGACAATTGTTGGAAAACTCTTCAATTGCTCCGCGTAGTGCGGGTTGAATGCTTTGAGCATTACTATAATCAAACTCGTCTAGAATTACCGTCTTTTTGGATTCAGAAAGAGATACCGTGCTTGCAAACTGTCGGATATCGGTTCTCAATGTATCAATATTACCATTCTCGGAGCAGTTAATAATGATATGATCTACACCAATATCATTACACAAGGCCCTTGCTACGGTCGTTTTTCCTGTACCAGCCGAACCTGCTAAAAGAAGATTTTGTGGTTCTCCTTTAGCAACCATGTCCTCGAAAGATTTCTTCAAGGACACGGGCAAAATACAATCTTGTATTGTCTGTGGGCGGTATTTCTCCACCCACAGAAATTCATTTTGCTTATGTTGCATATTAATTGAACTTAGAATTAGTCTCCATCGCAAACCAATACTTGAGATCTAGTGTCTCATTTGTAAACTGACCAACAACATTCTTAGAAAATTCAATAGTGTAATCACCGGGAAGAATCTTAATGTTTTCCATCTTGAAATTCAAACTGAATTCAGAATTGGATTTATTTGCACCAACATCAACCTTGTAGTTGTTGGTGGTCGGATCTTGCAAATCTGATACTACTGCCATGATTCGATCATTCTCGTTAACAAATGACAAATCAGGCAATTGAAGAACAGAAGATGCTTTCTGTAATTCTGCAAAGATCTTTTCGGTAATATCAACCGAAAGAGAAACACTTGGCATATTTACATTCTTGGTCGGCGTTGTCAGCAGTCTTGGTTCTGAGTAAAAATAAGTAACACGAGAACCATTCCCGCCATGTATAACAACCGACTTTTCTCCAAACTCAAACTTTGGCGTCGAAAAAAGACTGACAACGCCAAGAAACTTACTAAGATCCCAAATACCAAATTCAACATCAAATGTCTCCTCTACAGTTGCTTCCGCCATACCATTTTTGGAAGGCGTAATAGTTCGAAGAACATTACCGGGTTTTACCAATATGTTAGAATTGAGCGTAGAAAAATTCTTTAAAACAGATAGCGTAGTCTTACTTAGCGTAATTTCATTTTTTGTCATAGTAGTCATATTATTCACTCCATTGATCTTTATCATCAATATCCAAGTCATTATAGTTGTTGGTGTTGAGATTGTCAACTATATTTCTCAAATCATTTTTCATTTGATTCTTTTTTGACTTCTTTTGTCTTTCAACAAATCCGCGATCCCGCCTGGGATTGCTATCTCTGTTGTCTTTTTCATAAAAATCTCGTTTCACATCAAAATTCCTCTATAATTTCTATCAAGTTCTTCAATCTGTTAGTAATCATATAGGGAAGAACCTTAGACCTATCTGTTACTGACGAATTTTTATTAAATTCACTAATAATATTAGTCTCTAATTGCTCAGGAATCATATCAAAATCAATAAGAGTTTTGTTTCTATCCCAGTTTCTATAATGGGGAGAAACAGAAATAGTATTGATATTTTCCTTGATTTCGGTAATAACCTTTTGCGTCAATCTGTTTTGTCGCTTATCATCAACAACAAACACATCATCGTCGGATAGAATATTTGGCACACCATCCCCGGAATCGCCGCGCAAAATATGCTCCATCAGAAAGTCGTAAGGATTATCACAAACCAAAAGTTGTTTCTTAAATGTGCTGTATTGAAAAACATTTGGATATCTCTGCAATTGCTGAAAATCCTTATCATTTGAGATAATCAGAATCTTTTCTTGGTCGTGGTATTTTCTTGCAAGGACGGCAATAATATCATCTGCTTCGGCAGAATCTATCTTTACATTCTTGTATGGAAAAACATCACGAATTTCATCGCGGATTTTATTTAAGATCTGATAAATTTGATCCCAATCAAATTCAGACTTTTGATGAGCCTTTGCTCTATTTGCCTTGTAATTTGGAAAGTATTGCTTTCTCCAAGAATTAGAAGAATCATGGCAAATCACCAATTCGCCATATTGGTCTTTGAAATGCTTTCTGAGAAGGCGATATGAATTCAAAACCATGTGCCGAAGCAAATCTTCACTTATGGTTGAATTGTCTTTTACGCTATGAAAAAGATTCGCTAAAATTATTTGGTTGTTATCTAAAAGAATCATACACTAAGTATACCATTGTAAAAGGTAAAGTCAATTATAATTCTACCCAATGTAGACCATTTGTATCACGGATTAT